AAGGTGATTGCCCAGCTTCGTAGGGAAGGTTTTGAGGATGAACTTGAATCACGGAGGATAATCTTCTTTCAATCGAAACGTCAAGGTTTGAAGAGTATGAAAGCTCTTCGACAAGAATCAGAACGTATTGTAGAGTCAGTGTTTAGGGAGTTTCTTGTTGAGAAGCCGAGCACTGACAGGATCCGGGGTTTGATAGGGAGTATCAATCGGGAAGCGTTTGATTTCGGAATTCAGACCGGATTCGAAAGCCTTGGAGTGAAACAGAAGGCCATCGTTCCTGAAGATTCGATCTCTTTTGAATTGACAAACGAAGAGATTATTACTGCCCTTGAAGTTCGAAGGGCAGAGATGGCCGGAAGAGTTACTGATACGATCCTTAATGATTCTCAGGAGATCATCCGGAAACAAGTCTTTGAGAATGAGCGTTCTGTTTTTGATGTGATGAGGGAGTTAGAAGTTCGAGGGATCACACCTGCCCGATCATTCCGGCTCGTGCAGACCGAAGTTCAGGCAGGGATTGGAACTGCTCGTCATGAGATGTTTGTACGTTCCGGAGTACAAAGAAAGCGATGGATCACGGTCGGGGATAATCGAGTCCGCCCCGCCCATACTGAGAATGAGGATGCTGAATGGATTCCGATTGATAAACCGTATCCGAATGGAGCCCAGCATCCCGGCGATGGACCGAGTGCAATTAATTGCAGATGTGTGGAGGAACCTGATCTGTCTGACCCGAATCTTCTTATCCAGCCATGGGAAGGAGGGGCAATCCCTCCGTCTGTCCCTGTTCCGCTTTCACCGGAGGACAGTCCATTGTCCCCCGATGTTGGAAGAAAGCCACCTCCTGCAAGAGTTCCGGATGACTTGAAGCGAGGAGAACGATAAGGAAAGTTTGCAGAAAGTGTTTGACCGACTGGTTTTCGAATGTATGTTTTATAAGCTCAAGGAGTTTTGTGATGAAAAATCTGTTTCAGTTTCACTGTATTCTCGATAAAGCCACGGATAATCAAATCGTCAAGGGGTTCGCCTCTGTGAATAGTAAGGATCGATCCGACGATCTGATTCCCCCAGAATCTTTCTTGCTTGATCGGTTCAGGGCCAATCCGCAATTGCTGTTTAATCATAAGTTTTGGAAGGATCTCGCGGGGAATGAGTCAAATATAGGTCGGGTCCGAACTGCTGAGGTTGCTAAGGTTAAGGACATCGATTCGGATGTGGTGTGGGGAATCGTTGATGAAGGCAGCGTACAAATTGGAACGATTTCGAAGGACAGGTCTCCCGATCTTGTGCCTGGAATGAGAGGATTGTGGGTTGAGGCCGAGGTTACCATTGATGAAGTGTGGGAGAAGGTTCAGAATGGGGATCTGAATGCGTTTTCATGGAAGGGAATTGCTACTCTTGCGAAAGCCATGATCGGGAATGTGGAGAAGATAGTCACGAAGTCTATCGATCTCTTTGAGGTCTCGCTTGTTTTTCTCCCCGATCAGTTCGCCTCGACCTTTGAAATTTCGAAGGGTGTGTTTTTTGGGTCCGATCTTCTCACGTTCGATAAGGATCAGAGAACTATGGACACCCTCGTTGTGCATAAGGTCATGTTCGGGAAAATGTTCTTCACACAGAAGGCTGCTGAGAAGTGGCTGAAGGACCATGATTTCATGATGACCCCCCTCAGTTTGGTGGATGATGAACTGATTTCTGTTCAGGAAGAACAGAAGGAGTTCGAACCCGATCAGTTGTTTTCCGTTGGTCTTGAACCCGGAGTACAGGTAATGGTAGGAAAGAAGAAGTCATCAGAAGAAGAGAAAAAAACGGAAATTGAAGAATTTCTTGAATTGACAAAGCTGTACGGAGGTTCTAAGGTACAGCTTGAAACCGAAAGGAGTGCAGAAATGGACCCCACTGAAGATACGACCAAGAACGAAGGTGCAGATGCGACTTCGGAAGGGACCGAAACGACTGAGACACCCCCGGAACCCGATGCCGTGGTCTCTGAAGAAGAGACCGAGAAGGCGGCAGGGGAGACCGAGGGTGCCGAGTCGGGGTCTGGCTCCGATGACGATTCTACCGGAACTCCTGAGTCCGAGGGGACTGAGGCCGAGAAAGGCGCTGTGACAGATGAGCTGGATCGTCTCGAAAACGAGAAGATGTCCAAGCTGATGCCGATCTTCAAAGCCATCCGTGCTTTTGAAGAGACCATCTTTGACGCACCAAACGATAACGGGGAGTTGAAGGACCTCGTTACCGAACTGACCGAGATTTTGACCGATCGCGCCAAGAAGATCAAGTCTGTTGATGATTTCGGGTCTGTGATCGAAGTGATTTCTGATAAAGCGGCTGAAAAGACCTCCGAAAAAGTTACCGGAGCCCTGGCAGGTTTTGTCGAGGCTGTGGAGGGTCTGACGAAAGCACTTGAGGCTTTCGATGCTGAACCCGGTGACAGTACGGAAACGGATACGAAACCGAAAGAGACCGACGGAGAAGGTGAGGAAACTCCCCCCGAAGGCGAAGGCGAGGAGGTCAAAAAGTCGCTTGACATCACTGTGAAGCAGGCTGAGAGGGCCGTATTCATGCATGCCCTGGATACCCTGAATCAAGGGTTGGAGGGAGTGAAAGAAACGGTTCAAACGATGCAAAAAAGTGCGACCAGTACCCCCGATCGTCGTGAAAAGATCGACGAGGGATCGTCAAACCCGAATGATGTGTTCGGGACGGCGGATGCCTGGCCGTTTGGAAAATAAGGAGAGTTCCTCATGTTGTTTGGAAAACTGGATCCAATGGTCTTGCTCCAGAAGGCCGCGATTGATGAAAATGCTCTCCCGAATTCGATCCTGAACCGCCAACAGGCTGACCGTTTCATCGATCTCGTTATCGATTTTTCGGTTCTTCTGAAGGCAGTTCGTACTGTCCGGATCGATCACCCTTCGGGAGAGATCAACAAGCTGGACCTCGGAACTATTGTTTCTGAGGGTGCTGGCACCACCACTGTTCCGCGTACCCGTACGCCAACTGAATCGATCGTCAATTACGATACTGTGAAGTATCGTTCCGCGTTCGATCTGGTCACGGATTTTGTCGAAGACAATATCCAGGGCGTAGGGATCCGCGATCTCCTGCTTGACCAGTTCACGAAGCGGATTGCCGTTGACGCGGAAACCGCTGCGATCGAGGGCGATGAGTCGCTCACGACTGGCGATGCGGAGAGTGATGAGAACAACCTGCTTGGTGTGAATGATGGTTGGAACAAGCTTCTGATCAATGTCGTTCCCGCCGCCCAGCAGGTAGCCGCTGCCGGGCTCGCGTCCAGCCGTCGGTTGTTCTTCGAAATGAAGCGTCGTATCCAGAAGAGATACCGCGTTGCCCGCCCCGACTACCGCTGGATTGTCCCGTCGTCTGTATGGGACAAGTGGGAACTCGACGAGGGCGAGAATAACACGGGCAGTGAAGGTCAGGTTTCGACCCGTCAGACCGGTGCCGTTGGTCGGCGTCCGTTCGGCATGGCAATGGTCGAATCGACCCTTCAGCCGGAAGACCTGGCTTTTGGTACTGCCGTGACCGATGCCACGAAGATCTGGTTGACCCCGCTGATGAATCTGATTTGGTTCATCCAGAGGGACATCACGATTGAGTGGGATCGTATCCCCCGTGACGACAAGTGGGAAGTCACAATCCACTGGCGCACCGATGTCCAGGTTGAGAATGAGGAGATGGTTATTCTCGCCAACGATGTCAGCGAAAGTGGGACTGATTTCGTCGGCTGATTCTGAATTCCGTGCCATCGGTTTGGAATCGACTGTGGGGGAGGCAGGTCTTCGTGTGTGGACCTGTCTCCCTTTTTTACGTATGGAAACGAATGGAGGTATGTAATGAAATTGATGTTGTCCGATAAGTTCAGTAGCTACACCACTCCGATCACGAAGAGGTTGGTTCAGTCGGGGGAGCCCTTCGAAGTCACTGATGCCGAAGGTGAACGATTGCTACGGTTGGGTCTGTTTTTCCACCTGCCAGATGATGTGCCTGTTGTTCTCATACCCGGATTCGAAACGGGTACAGGTAAGTTCCTGACCGAGATCCCCGAAGATTGGAAGGGATTGAATGTTCTGATTCGAAATGGCGGTGGGATAGGGGACTGTCTGATTGCCAGTTCTGTTGCTGTCCATCTGAAACAGCGGAATTGTACTGTTACGATGGCCGTTCCGGAAACTGCCCTTGGATTTATCGATCTGATCCGTGAAGTTGATACTGTCGAGAAATTGCAGAGGGTCAATGAACGGAGTTTTGTGAATCAGTTTGATCTGATTCTGGATTTGTCTGATTTCCTGAAAGGGGACAGCCGAACCGTCTGTGCCCAGGATTTCTATGTGAGAGCGTATGAGGTTGCAGGGATCGAGAACCCGACGATCATGCTTCCAAGGAACCCGATCGTCCTTCCTTCCTCGAAGACTTTCTTTCCCTTCGAAATACTCATCTCAGGAATCGGATTGGCAATGAACGTCCCTCCCATCTTCTCTGCGATTGCCGGAGACACACAGATAGAACGATCAATCAGACCCTTCCACTTCTCGCAGAAATCAATCCCATCGGAATCGAAGTGCGTGTGCGTTACCCGAATAGAAATCGGGCGTTCTCCATAACCCATGCAAATCGGAATCTGATCATTCGTTCCATACCACAGAACCACATCAAATCCCTGAAACGGGGACTCTGAATAATCAGACGGTTCAATGAAACGAACTTCAGGAAAACGGGTCAGCAATTCATCCTTGATCGAGCATCCCTTTCGAACCTTCCGATTCTGGAACGCCATGACAGTCAGATCGAAGTAGTTCTTCAATCCGCTTGCCACTTCCATCATGGACACCTCTCCTCCTCCAAGAACAGTCCACGGGAAAACGAAACAGACCTTCAAATTCCGTCTCAACTTCTCCATACTTTCAGACGGGGCCTCACTCTCGGAAATTCTTGGAGCCGTCATCTTCCTTCTACTGACACTCGTCATCAAAAACTTGTCAGCTTCGGCCATCACCGCTTCAGGCTCGATCCCCTGCATACAGGAGAACCCGGTCTTGCAGTCCCGTGGACGCAACTTCCGGATACACTGACACTCAATTCCCGATTTAACGGGATTCATATACAGATACTTCCCAGCTACTTCTTCGGGAACAGACGGGCCAAAAAGACAGACTGTCGGGATCTTGGCAAGCCCTGCAAGATGGAGAAAACAACTATCTACGCAAATCAGGCACTTACATCTCTTCAGTAGAGCAACCTGCTCTGACGGAGCCAACTTGGTGCAATCGATTGCACCCGGAACATCTTCAAACCTT